CCCCTCATTACGTTACGTCTGCTCCAGTCCTTAAGTTTACTGCTCCGGGACTAGGTCTTGAGACTGGCGTTAGTGTTGCTGAGTGGGTCCGAGACCCTGCCTGATGGCACGAGTCCTCGTCATCGGGGACCTCCACTGCCCAGCTGATCTCGATCAGTATCGCAAGCATGTGTGCAAGGTCCGATCTAAATGGAAAACCGACCGCACCGTATTCATTGGCGACATCGTCGATGGGCATCGGTGGGGTCGATGGGATCCTACGCACGACGCACCTGACTCTGAGTCTGAGTACAAGCAGACACTGGCTCGAGTGAAGTGGTGGCACCAGAACTTCCAGGATTCAACTGTCGTCATCGGTAACCATGACGAGCGATCAGTGCGACAAGCACGGTCAGCTGGCATCCCTGATGGCCTAGTCAAGAACTACAACGACGCATGGAAGACCCCCACCTGGAAGTGGGTAGACACAGTCGATATCGACTCGGTCCGATACTTCCACGGTGAGGGGTTTTCAGGTAAGTACCCCCACATGAGTGCGGCTCTGGCCCACAACCAATCAATTTGCATGGGACATATTCATTCCGTTGCAGCAATTCAATGGGTACAGAAACCAAATAACTTTCGATTCTTTGGAATGTGTGTTGGTGCTGGGATTGATCAAGACCACCCAGCCTTGAGATACGCAGCTCGGAGCCCGAACAAGAGCATCATCTCTTGCGGGGTAGTGATCAATGGAACCCCGTACCTGGAGGTGATGTAATGAGCAGTCAGGATCTCGGGAACATCCGATCAATCGTAGGTTCATTGATTGAAGAAGAAGGTGCTGATGCAGTCGTCATCATCTACAGCAAAGTAAAGAAGAACAAGACCCAGACTTTCCTTGTGCCTTACGGAAACGCGCATACTTGTGGTGCATTAATTGATTACGCATATGAAAACTACGAAGACTCTGAAGCCGTCGTAGAGGAAGAAGAATCAGATGAGTAGTGAATCACAGAAGATTTTAAACGTCACTGGAATCCTCCAGCTTGTAGTACTGATCATTGGTGTTGGGGGAATCTTCTTCACTTTTGGAACAAGAGAACAAATACTCAACTCCATCGAGAGCGATGTCTCTGAACTGAAATCAATCAGCTCTGACCTGGTAAAAGCACAGGTACTTTCACAAGCTACTGATGGCGAACATGGAAGAATGCTGCAAGATATTCTCCGACGACTGGCACGCCTAGAGCAATGAAGTGCTTACTCTTATCACTGCTTATCGTTACCTGCGTTGGTTGTACAAGCACCGAACGCATCTCGAAGAGCAGCAACCAGATACAACAAGACGCGACGGCCAGCCTCGAGCGGTTCGAGACCATCGCCGCCGCAGCCCCGCCACCACACAACACCACTGCAGTGGGGGGGATTGAAGAACAGGAACGGATCATTGCAGCGACACAGCAGATCCACACATATCTGACTGGTGTTGAAGACAAGGTTCCTGAATGGGTTTATCTCCTTGAATATCTTGCAATCGGACTCATCTCATTGCTTGTTCTTTTGATCCTCTGGTACACGGGGATCGGCCCACTGATCCGAACCATCTTTGGGTGGATACCACGAGCCAAACGGCGAGACGCATCTCTCGCTGTAGATGTTCTATCGGATTCCGATCCCGCTGACATTCGTGAATACTTTGCAGCCCGAAGAGCCAGCGATCAGGAGTTTGATAAGGCATATGAAAAAGCTCGACGAGCAAGAACTTAAGCAGATCATTCGTTTCGCTCGGATGAGCGACCCTCTACCAGGTACCGATCTTTGGATCATGCAAGCCAGCGAGTACCTGCATCTCCTCGTGCATCAACTAAGGAATCAATCATGCTGCATCTCGCCTCAATCGAATCCCTGCTCGGCTCCATCTGGTTCGCAGGACTCACCTGCTTCATCGGATACATCGGTGGATGTGTCTTCCCCGTAAGTACCCTTAAAGAAAAGTTTTTTAAGTGAACAAGTTACTAGAACTGTTCCAACTTCTTGCTGCAAGAGGGAAAAGATACGGGAAGACTTTTAGTTCCGATCGCAGTAAGTGGGATTCAAAAGATCGAATCGCAGCTCAAAGGTTTGCAGGTTTTGACCTGTCTAGAAATCTTCCGTTTGCCGGTATGCGTAGAAACAAGAAGGCAAAAGGGATAAAGAAAGACCGAGAGTTAGAACAGTTGATTCGAGAACTCTTTGAAGATCTTCCTGGCTAATTGAATTGAGTTCGTTCAAACGCTCCAGGCCCGGCCCCGCTGCGCGTAGGCCGGGCCTTTCGCGTAGATGCTCTCCCTTGTATAGTGGTTTCTTTCCCCCCCACCCCTTTACTCCCTTGGATACTGCGATGCTTGACAAGATGAATGCTCCCGACACTGTGCGGGATGACGATCCCGACCCTGAACTTAATGCTGCTCACAACCTGGACCCTGAAGCACTCATTCCTGAGTTGCTTCGCCTTGTTGAAGCAATGATTCAGGTTTCGAACAAGACCGCATACATTGCGCAGGACCTACATGAGCTGGTGAAAGGAATCTCTGATGCCACCGAAACTCCCATCCCTCAAAGCCCCTGCCACTATGGGGAGCGAAGCCTCGGACTTCCTGCGGGCCCATCAGATTCTTCCGATCAGTCCTCCCGTCCGTTCTAGTGATTATCGACTCTGCCTTGGCGACCCATTCACGTACTACATGGCTAGGCGTTTGGGTGTTGTGCCGGCACTCTCACATTCACCTGCGTTGAACCGTGGCACCTGGATGCACCTCAGGTTTCAGCACTTTGATCTGCCACAGGCACGACTCAATTCGCTGATGGATCATCACCTCGGCAGACGAATGGAAGAACTGACTGAGACTTGCAGGAGTCTGGGCATTCAAAGCGAAGGCAAAGCAAAGATCCTTGCTCGAGAAGAGAAAGACTTCAGCTGTTCAATGGGTTGGTACGAGGCAGCGAAAACTGTGCCCTGTTACCAGGAAGAATCCTTTGAGGAGTTTCTTCTTTCTCCTCACTGGCATAGGCTGGGTACCGAGTATCGCCTGGTTACATCGATCAAGACGAACAACAGATCGAAGCCCATTAAATGCGTTACTCAACCTGACTTGCTCCTGTACCACAAGGGTCAGAACTCTGTGTGGATTCTTGACCTCAAGACCACAGCAATGGACCCGAAGAAGCGAGCAATGGGAATCCCCATTGACTTTCAAACTGAGCATTACATGTTCAGTGTCAAAGCCCTGCTCGATACTGGTGATCTTCAACGAGCATTCAATCTTCCGAGTGACTGCAAGCTTGGTGGAATGATGCACTTGATCATTCGTAAGCCAGGCATTGAGTTCGGGATGAAGGATCGTGACTTCACTATCGACAGCTCTCCCTTCAAGAGTGGTCCTCGTAAGGGACAACCAAGGATGGAGAAGAAGTTTGAAGGCGAACCTCGCTTAGACAACTACATCCAAAGGTGTGCTGATTGGTATCACGCAACCGGTGACTACATCGACAAGGAAGCAGAGTGGCACGAGTCTCCACCTGTAGGAATTTCGTTCACTTCAGCTTCGCTTGTCCTTGACGAAAGTATCCAAATGCGATATCGTAGTCGTGTACGGCTGATTCAAAGATACGCATCGGACCTTGAGGCCCACCCCTCTAACTTCCCGATGCCTGATTCACCGTTTGCTCGAGCGGATTTAAGTACATACGCACCCTTCATGCTCTCTCCTGTAGAGGATTGGCCTGGCTTGATTCAACAAGAAGGTTTTGTAGTGCGTCGACGTGATGAACCAATCCCCGAAGACATCGAGTTCGATGTGATCAGGGAACCAGAATCGGAGTTCACTGATGAATGAAATCAATACTGAGATTGCTTTCCGAGTGATCCTTCCAAAGCTTCAACACATCTGCTCTGACGCAGAGATAAAGACTGTCGCTGAACTACGCAAGAAGTTCAACGAGGAATACAAAGAGGCGATCTCTGCGGCAAAGTTCCAAGAGTGGATTGATCTTCTTGGTGTCAAGTTCACTAGGAAGGTTGTGATTCAGTGGCCTGACACCCACACCTCCCGCCCTGACACGAGGGCACTCATCGAAGGCTGGACTCCGCAGAAGCCAATCCCCGATGACGACTTGGCAGAGCAGCAAGATGAGATCTCTGATGACTTCCCCCCCACTCCAGCGTCAGCAATGCGTGTTGACGCGTTCAATCAAATGTGATGCAACACACCTACTTAAGAGGAAAGCCCATGGGTTTTAAAACACTAGGATTTTCTGGTCAACGAATGCAGTACCCACTCAACTCCATGTTTGGAATGGTAGTGGGTGAGCAGAACACCGGGAAGAGTTACCTATTCCAAAGCAATCCTGATGCGTTCATCTTCAACCTTGATCTCTCCAGCACAGTCATCCCTGAATGTGTAGCGACGATCTGGCCTGGGGTCAGCGAAGAAGGACGACCCATTGACATCGATGGAAGTCAGATCAAGCTTACCTGGGACAAGGTCCTCGAGAAGAAGAAGCAGCTGATTCAGCTTGCAGTAGCTGATCAACCACGTCCCAAGTCAGTGGTCTTTGACACCATCACTCCGATGGCACGAATGCTCAAGCCTTGGGTTGCCAAGCAAATGGGTCGCGAAAGATTTGATCAAACGCACGGCCCTGCTGCGTACGACAAGCTGTTCGAAGAGATCCTTGGTATTGCCTTCGAGCTGCGACAAGCTGGATATGGCGTCTGGTTCATCGCCCATCTCTCCAAGGAGTTTGTGCAGGTAACCGAAGACTCCTCAGCAAAGCAAACCGAACTCATTCTCAATCTCTCTCAGGGAATGAACAGACGACTCACCCCCGCTGTCGAGATGATTGCTCCAATCTGTTGCGACGTTGTAACTGAAATGGTCCCACGTACCAAGACCATCAAGTTGTCAAACGGAACAACGAAAGAGCAGACTGTCCACGACACGGTTACTTCCTACAAGCGGAAGATTGCGTTCAGCGATCCCCGGTTTGCAGGACTCATTCGAACTCGCACCGTCAATCGAATGAGTGATATCCCCCTTGACGGTACCTCCCCCTGGTCCGCTTTCGAAACAGCGTTCAACGACGCGAACAAAGGAAATGATTGATGAGTATCAACAACACCGCACTCTCTGCCTTCAACAACGAAATGAAGACTGTCACTGCCGACAACGACGGCGGTTACAACACTTGGTTCCCTGATGAAGGCACCTATGATTGCACCGTGAACGGTGTGTACATGGGCGAATGCAAGGCTACCGAGTGGATCGACGGCAATCCTGTTGAGCATGAGGGCATCCTCATCAAGTTCAACTACACCTTGATCGAAGATCCGGGTTCGGCTGACAACCCTCGATCTTTCGAAGGTGGGCCGTTCATCCTTCCCGCTGGCGGAGCCGGTGTGTACACCGATGACAAGGCTAAGGCTAACCTCGAGCGTAATCTCAAGCGGCTCAAGGGTCACCTGTGTGTGATGCTTGGCATGCAGGAGATCCCCGATGTTTCTGCTGCTATGGGTGAAGTCGAGTCTCGACTCCAGACCGAGCAGATCCTGGCCAAGATCAAGTGCACGTCGTACACCAATCCCAAGTCGCAGAAGACGCGTAACACGGAATACGTGAATTCTCTGCTTGGTGTCTGAGGTTCATGATGGGAAGGTTTGATCCTTACATCAGTAGCTTTCCCCCCCACTTCCGCTCTTGGGGTTGTCTATCCGGCACCCCAAGGGCTTCTATCTCTTTCTCCTCTGCGTCACTTTTCCTCACCGGGAAAGGTGACGTTTCATGAGCATCAGTATTCCTACCTGGGCCAACATCGGCCCGGTAAAAATTACTGAAGGCCCTGGTCAGCCAGTCCGAGTTCGGATCTCGACGGGACTAGGCAGAATGCCTACGCCCGTAATTGAAGAACTCGAGGTATCACCAAACAAAGGATTCCTCTCCCTTCTGGGGTATCTCAGTTTGGTGAAAGAGCCCCATCTTGGTGGGACTAGATGGTGGCTCTGCGGTTCATGGATGCTGTCTCGATCAACCGCTGATTGGGGTTCCCATGAACTGCTCTTACGGGAGTCGGAGCCTGTCGAGTGTGAATTTTTAGGGTTGTCAGAGACCCTGAAGCTATCCACTCGATGGGCCGACTCCCAATTTAAATTCCTGGACTTCAGGGTCCAACACCCCCACATGAAAGAACTCATTGAACACATGGGCGATCCCCACGGTGAAGGCTCTCAATTCTTTAGCCGCCTCTTACCTGGTCGTCTTCCGTGTGCATTGAGATGTACCCCCCAACATCTTCAAGTCTGGATACAACTATGACATTCCCAAAGGACAAGATTGAAACCGATGAAGACGGCAACATCCTCTTCATCTACATGGACAAGACCACGCAGAACTGGACGTGTTGCAAGATTGGAAAGCTCATTGATTCCACGACAAGTGGCTATGCCTTCCTGCATTTCCAGACCCCTGTAAAGACTGAGATCCGAACCTCAGGTACCTACATGAACGGCCTCTACTCCCCTCGAGGCAAAGAACACGTTGTCGTTGTCCCCGTTGTACCGCAGTCACCCCCCGAACCAAGCCTGTTCCGATCAGGCGGTATCTCTCTCGATTGAAAGGAATCGAATGCAGCTCCCTGAAGTTTCCAGTTATGAAATGCACAAGCACCTACACAATGGTGTGCTTAAAGGAATGGAAAAGACTGATCCCGTTTCGTATCGAATGATCGAGTACTTGATTTCATTCCAGTACTTTTCGACTGACTATCGATTCTTCGATGTGTCGAATGCTGCTACGAAGATGACGGCAGTTCTTCTTAAAGAGCACGCTGATCTCAGGCAACAGATCTTGACTCTTGAAGAAACAAACAGAGACTTGAAGCTTGATCTCGATATCGCTCGAGAAGCTTTGGAAGAAAACAAGCAGATCGTTCTCAAGGAACGACAGAACTTTCCCACCGTATCGGAGGATCTTTGCTGATGGCACACGAAATCACTGAAACTGACGGGCTCGTTCTTCACAAGACGCGAGCATGGCACGGCCTTGGCACTGTTGTCGAGGACGCCCCCACCCCCACCGAAGCCCTTAACCTGGCCGGGATCAACTGGAAGGTCGGCTTTACCAACGGTGTGGGGGGGACGACTGAAGATATCCCAGTGCACACCAACGACTGGAAGCTGGTTGTTCGCGAGGACAACAACGACGTTCTCGGATGCGTGAGCAAGAACTACTCTGCAATCCAGAACGAGATGCTTGCTGACTTCTCCGCTGCACTGGCAGCAGAAGACGACATCGTCAAGGTCGAGAGTGCTGGCAGTTTGTTTGGTGGCAGGCGTATCTTCTTCCTGCTGAAGAGCGAGTCGTTCGATATGTGTGATGATCGGGACGAAGTCGTTCCCTACATCCTGCTGTCCAACAGCCATGACGGCTCACTGTCGTTCTCAGCCCGGCCCACCTCTATCCGGGTGGTGTGCAACAACACCCTTACCTGGGCTCTCGAGAGTGGTGGCAAGAACATCTTCCGCCTCAAGCACACCAAGAACCTGTTGGCCAATGTCGATCAGGCCCGCAAGGCACTCAAGCTTTACAGCAAGGGTGTGCCCGTGTTCCAGCACCAGTGTCGGGAACTCAACTCCAAGCCTCTTCGCGGTCACCGCCCTACTTACTACTTCGAGCAGATGTGGGAAGTGTTGAACGGCCCTGTTGAAAAGCGTGGATTGACGGAGGATGAAATCTACGACCGCGGAGTTGCAAAAAATGAGTGGGCGGGTGCAAAGGTCGGCTCGCTCCTGTATCAATGTGAACGGGATCGACTTGCCCCCAGCGTTTGGACAGGATTCAATGCCATCACTGAAGACGAACAATCGGGCCACAGTACTTCGCCAGACCGCAACCTCAGTTCCAAGCTCTTCGGAGCAGCCGAAGACAAAACCAACAAGCTTTGGAATGCGACGCTCAAGATCGCGGACCAGTTCGAAACGGCTTGAATCCAAGTACAAGCTTCTTTCATTCATCAATGAGAAGATCGGGTATCCACCTCTACTTGGTAAGAGCAAGCTCGATGTCTTTACCAAAGTGATCTGGATTGGAGTGGTGAAAGAGCTGTACCCAGAGCTGACTTATCCTGGTATTGCTGAATACCTCGGATTGAACAGCCACTCTGGTGTTCACGGTTGGCATCGTCAATGGCTTTGCCTTGCGTGGACAGACAGGTTTTATTGGTTGATGTTCATTACCAATCATCCTGACGCCGATCCTGAAGAACACATCAGGGAAGGCATGAGTCGTATCACCCATGTAAAGAAGATCCCTCATGATCTTGCTTCACCGGTTGGACGAATTCAGATAACCTAGAGACCCTTTCATCGCAGCGAGGGCTAGGCAGCGCATAACCTGACTGGGGCTGATTAAGTTACAGCCTTCCCGGATAGATGCACCTAGTCCTCGCTCGATTTGTTTAATACCCTGCGGGTGTTACGTAGTTGTCAAACACCGATGGGGTGGCCCGTGACTTCTCGGCAGTAGATCGATCGAGTTCGCCTGGAATCGTACCACCGGCACGCTCCAATATCGGCTTGTACTGATTCCTGATCTGGGGATTGATTCGTTCGTACATCCGCTCGCGGAGAGGAACTTCTCTAACTTGGATCGCTCGGTCGATCTGCTGTTGAGTCACAGTCAACGGCATCCCAAACTTACGTTCAAAGTTTTGGGACACAGCGTTCGCTCGCTGAGAATTATTGTTCAAGAGAGCATTGATGTAGTCAGCCTTAATCCCGTTGAACTGCTCTCGATTACTTACCATGAACTTGTGCAGCTCCTGGTTCTGCTTGTTCATGTAAGGGCCAAGGCCAACAGAAGACAAGATGCGTTTGACTGCCGGTTCGTACTGGATCACTGTCCCGTCTGAACGGTAGGTAGGAACCTGACCATCAGCATTCATCTGATTGAAGTCAGTGAACTCTCGCTGAAGCCCCCCGATTGGACCCTTCTCTGA